GCACCGATCTTGGTGCCGTAAACGTCTTCATCGGACGTCTCATAGACGTCCAAGCGCTGGCTGATGCCGCCGTAATCCCAGTCGGCCACTTCCTTAGCGGCCAACTGGACCACATAATCCGCGTCCATCCGCTCAATGTCATCGTATAGCGGATACCAGACCACACCGTCAAAAAGTTCGTAACCGTATTTCATGATTTTTCCTCCTGCCGGTTGGCGGGACCGGCGCCCGTGATTCCGCTCGCGGAGCGGTCGGCCAGGGCGAGCAGGTACTCACCCAGGCCCATCGCCGCGCGAGTTCACTCGATCCCTATCAGCCAGCACCAGAGATGGACAGACCAAGCGGCCACAAAAAAACAAACCGGAACGGATAAAATCGATAAAACGAAGAATAAAATCATGCCAATAATATCGCGTTTTTCTTTCATGATACTCCTCCTTGCCGGTTGGCGGGTCCGGCGCCCGTGATTTGATTGTGCCTACATCATAGCGCGTTTCGGGTGGGGAGTCAAGGCCTCACAGAAACTTTTTTTTCGGTGGCGGCCGCACCATGGTGAGCATGGACGCGTATGTGTACACACTTGTCAAGAGGGTATTAATTTTTTTTTTCATTCATAAGTACAGTATATACATATAGTTACGGTAACCGTATATATTTCTGCTATTTTTTTGTGGTATAATGAAAGGGAGAGGGGAAGAGGGGATTATAGGGGAGAAGGGGTATGGGATAGCACCTAAGGTTAATCACGACGTAAGGAGTGATTAACAGCTTAGGGTTATATTATTTAGGGAATAAGATAGGGTAATAGAGATAGAGAGGGGTTATAGGGGAGAGGAAGAGAAAGAGGGAAAGAGAAGGATATACATAATTTGTAGGTCATTATAATCTTTCATATGTAACTCCCTAGGCTATTCACAGTACGATATGCTAATCACATCGTTCCCTTCGTTCGCATTAGGCTAACGCCTAATGCTCACATGCATAAAAATATTTTTTCTTTTTGGCCCAGGGAGTATTCCCTAGGCATCCATAGAAGGTAAGGTTTGAGGCCATTTAAATGGCCTAGGTTGAAAGATTGGCCTTGAACCAATGGTTGACATTGAGTTGGAGAAAAAAATCGATTGTGGGGCATGTACGTGGCCTTAAACGCGATTCCGGTTACCGATTCTGGACGCGGGAGAGGCGCCATCGGCGGGAACGCGAATGTACGTACGCGGGAACGCGTTCGCGGCGCGGCCGCCAGGCCTTCTAGTGGTGCTGAAGCGTTCCCACCTGAAGCACCTAACTTCAATGAAATCAATGGTATGGGACCCACGTATCCGCCATCTTTTACCCACGGCCCCGGGCCCCGCCGGGGCCAACGCCCGTACATATCCCCCTACGCCCACGCGCGTGAAAATCTAGCTTTTACATATATAGCGGAAGGGAAATCATGTCGAACGCGATGTTTCGGGAGGCCCGCAAGGTGCGGTTGATGCGGGATGGGAAATGGGAGGCGTTTTTGGAGTACCGGCAGCGGTTGCGGGACCAGGGGTACACCCCGAAGGAGGCGGATTCGATGGCGACGGCGAAGTTCTTGCCGGACGGGATTCGTCCGACGATGGTGGGGATTCCGCAATCGAGGCCGGAATCACAACCGGACCCCAGGCCGGATCCGCAGCCGGTTTCCGATCCAGGGCCAGATCCGGAATCCAAGGCCGAATCCGAGCCCGAGGAATTGCCTCCTCCTCCGCCCAGGGCCGATTTGAACAAGCGGGGATTGCGGTTGTCGCAATTCCGGGGCAAGAAGCGGGGGAATTCGCGGGAGATCGTGGAGTGGATATTCGATCACATTGACGTGGTGGACGTGACGCCGGACATGGCGCCCAGTCCGGGGGCGTGGAGTTTGTTAATGCGGCTGCGGACCAGCGCGGAGTTGTTGAGGGAGTTTTACCGGACGGTCTGGACGAAGTTGTTGCCGAGCCGGACGCAGATTGAGTCCGAGGAGCGGTTTAGGGATGACGGCAGGGAAATATTCGAACTTATTACCCGAAACCTTGTTGCCCTGGAGGAGCCCGTTTTACAAGATGGTTCCGAAGAGTCCCAGGAGCAATTTGAGATTTCGGGAGGATTTGGTGAGGTTGGGGTCGGCGAACCGGGATAACGCGCATGAGATTTGGATCATGTGTGCCCGGGATTTTTTGTTTTGGTTGAACACGTTTGGCTGGACATATGATCCCCGGCGGAATCCCGCGACGGTTCCATTCATCACGTATGATTACCAGGACGAGGCGGCGGTCAAGCTGATCCAATCGATTGGGGTGGAGGATATTTGTTTCTTAAAGAGCCGGGACATGGGTGCGTCCTGGCTGTGTTTGAGTGCGTTTTTGTGGGCATGGCAATTTCATCCCGAGATGGTCTTCTTGATGGGATCCCGGAACGAGGAGTATGTGGATAAGCCCGGGAACCCCAAAAGTTTATTTTGGAAATTGGACAAGTTATTGGAGAATCAGCCCGGTTGGTTGCGGCCGAATTTTGAGCGGACGAAATTAAGCTTGCGGAACTTGGACAACAAGTCGGTGATTGATGGGGAGTCGACGACGGGGGATTTTGCCCGTGGAGACCGGCGCACGGCGATTTTGCTGGATGAGTTTTCAGCCCTGCCGGTGGATGACGGATACCGGGCGTTGGGATCCACGCGGGACGTGACGCGTTGCCGGATATTTAATTTCACGCCCCAGGGCCGGTCCAACGCGGCGTATGACGTGGCCCAGATGGACATTGTAAAGATCAGGTTGCATTGGTCGCAACATCCAGAGAAGAAGGGGGGTTTATATACCTCGGAAAATGGGGAACTGAAGATTCTGGATGACAATTATCCATTTCCCAAGGATTACAAATTCATTTTGGATGGCCGGTTGCGTTCACCGGCATATGACACGGAAGAGAAGCGTTGCGCCAGCCGGATGGAAATGGCGGCGGAATGGGATATTGACTTTGGCAGTTCCGATTCGCTGTTTTTTGACATCGCGGAACTGCAGAAATACGAACATCAGTATTGCATGGCGCCGTTTTTGGTTGGGGAATTGGATTACAACGCAACGGATTTACATCCCGCTGGATTCATGGAGCGGGAGTATGGCCGGTTGAAATTATGGATCCGGCCGGATTCCCGGGGAGAGATTCCCCCTGGGGATTACGCGGTGGGGATTGATATAAGCGCGGGAACGGGGGCAAGCAATAGTTGTATATCCATTGGCCGGTGTGAAACGGGGGAGAAAGTGGCGGAATTCGTCACGCCCTCGATTAGACCGGATCATTTGGCCGAGGTGGCCATTGCGTTATGCCGGTGGTTTCATGGCGCCTATATGATTTGGGAATCGAACGGGGCGGGGCGGTTATTTGGGGATTCGGTCATAGACCGGGGGTATAGGAACTTTTATTTCCGGCAGAACGAATTATCAATTAGTAAGCGAATAACGGATATCCCGGGCTGGTTTTCCTCCCGGGAGAACAAGCGGGTGTTGTTGGGAATGTACCGGCATGCCCTGGAGGCCGGTGAATTCATCAATCGCTCCCGGGAAGCGATCCGGGAATGTCATGATTATGTCTATGCGGCGGGTGGATCGGTGGAGCACTCGGCCAGCCTGAAGAGCCAGGATTTGTCGGGTGCGCGAGAAAATCACGGAGACCGGGTGATTGCGGATGCGTTGTGTTTCTATGCCATGCGGATATTCAAGAAAAAGGAGGAAGAAGAGCAAAAAATTGAAGTTCCGCCCAATTGTTTTGCATGGCGTCAAATGCAGCGCATGCGCAAGGCGGAGGAGGTGGAATATCGATGGAGTGAATGAGGAAAGGCAATTTCAGGTTGTCCCGTCCAGGGAATGTGATGCGATGGACCCGTGATGCGGCAGCTGGCCCCCGCCTGGATTGACTCCATGTCAACGGGATGGGGGCCAGCAGGGGATGGGAGGAAGCAATGGTAGATTTAGTAAAACTGAGAACGGCAATCGCGCGAAATAGACGGAAGCTGGAGCCATTCCGCCAAAACCGCCTCATGGCGGTCAAGGAATACGTGGGAAGATATTATTCGGATAACGGCTCCCGATACCGCGTGCCGGTGAATATGATAAACCTGGCTCTAAATATCATTGCCAGGCAATTGGCGGCTTCCTCCCCTCAAGTTTTGGTTCACACGCCGGTGCAGAATTTAAAAAGCACCGCCATGGCGTTTGAGTTGGCGATCAATCATTTATTGCGGGAAATCCATTTTGACAAAACCCTGCGGTCGGCTGTGTTAAATGCCCTATTTGGAATGGGCATTGTTAAGGTTGGGCTCACGGGCGGGAAGCGGGTGAAATTGGGAGGGGAATGGCATGAGATAGGCCAACCCTTCGCGGAGAATGTAAGTTTGGATGATTGGGTGATGGACATGTCGGCCAGCCGGTGGGAGCAGGTTCAATTCATGGGGAACCGGTACCGGGTGGCGTTGGTGGATTTGCAAGAGTCGGGCCTGTTCAACAAGGATATGATTAATAAATTAGAGGCCAATTATCGCTCGGTTTACAACGAGGGAACCGGGGATGAGCGAACGCAATCCCTGCAGGATGATGAATATAACTACGACGAGATCGAGCCGCAGGTGGATTTATGGGATATTTGGATTCCCCGGGAGCGCCGGATGATTACCATTCCGGTTGATTTGGAATTGGAGCGTCCGTTGCGGGAGGTGGAATGGGAAGGTCCCGAAATCGGACCGTATCACATCTTATCCATGGGCGAGGTTCCGGACAATGTAATGCCGTTGGCCCCAGTGGCGCAGATGATGGATTTACATCTTTTGATTAACGCGTTGTATGAAAAATTGGGAAGGCAAGCGGAACGGCAAAAAACAATATTGGGAATTACCGCAGGCGGGGATGGGGACGCGGTCCGGATCCGGGATGCCAAGGATGGGGATATCATTCGGATGGATTCCCCCGACCGGGCGAAGGAATATTCGTTTGGTGGAGTGGACAATGTAACCCTGGCCTTTGCGATTCAATGCAAGGATCTGTTTTCATATTTGGCGGGAAACTTGGATGCCCTGGGCGGCCTTTCCCCCATGGCGGAAACCCTGGGCCAGGACCAGTTAATCGCGGCCAATGCCTCGAAGCAGATCATGTACATGCAGGATGTTACGGTTCACTTTACCAAGCAAGTGATTCGTTCCCTGGCTTGGTATTTATTTACCGATCCGCTGATTGATCTGCCATTGATTAAGCGGGTTCCCGACACGGATATTGAAATTCCCGTGAGGTTTTCCGCCGAGGAAATTGAGGGGGATTTTCTGGATTATAACTTTGAGATTGAGGCGTATTCGTTGCAGGATCGCACTCCACAGCAGCGTTTACAGACCATTTATCAATTGTTTACGCAATTCATCATTCCCATTTATCCCTATTTGTCGGAACAGGGGATTGGAATCAATTTCGAGGCGCTGCTTAAGAAAATCGGGCAATATTCCATCATGCCCGAATTGAATGAGTTTCTGGTCTATCAGCAGCCGATGATGCCAGAGAGGGAGGCCGTGGGGTCGCCCCCAAGGAAATCTCCCATCACATCAAGGACTTACACACGGGTAAACCGGTCGGCGGGCACGGTAATGGGAAATGATTATGCATTATCGCAATTATTAATGGGAGGAGGTGTGAATGAGGATCAGATGAAGGCAATATTGGGGGGTGTAAGTTAATGGAAGGTAATACTGTATCTGTTTTTGTGCCCTTTGTGCAATATGGTTTTGCCGGATTTAGCTTTGTGCTCCTGGGGGTGATATTCTGGATGATCCGCAAGCTGATTGATGTGGTCTCCAGAAATAGCGAAGTGATTACAATCAATACCAAAACCATTGAAAGTTTAATGGGACATAGCAACGAGGGAATATCCTTGATGCGTGATATTTATGAAAAATTGTTATCAAGGCCATGCATGAGGGAGTAAGGTATGCCTGTGTATTGTTATCGGGACTCCCGGGGAGTCCTGCATGAGTTATCCATGACAATCAATGAGAAGATAAATCGGGAGAAGGATGGGCAAATTCAACTTCCCGGTGGAGAAATAGGAGTTCGGGATTGGCTGGCCGAGCATAGTCAAACCGTGCATTGTCCTGGAAATTGGCCGTTATTGTCCGATGCTGCGGGAGTGCATCCTTCGCAGATTCGAGAAGCAGAAGAGCATGCCACCCGGAATGGAGTTCCCACCCAATTTACACCCGATGGGCGGGCGATATTTACAAGTCCCACGCATCGCAGGAAATATTTGAAATTAATTGGCCTGGTTGATAAAAATTCATACCTGTGAGGTGGCTCATGGACAACGAAGCATTAAAAAAGGAGTATGAAATCGAGGTTCCGGAGGATGATTTTGTCCCTCTGGAAATGGAGAATTCAGAGTTATCCGAAGAGAAGGGCGAGACGGTTGAGAAAATCCCGTCTTCCCAGGCTGAACAAGAAGTAAAGCCGCAATCCGAATCATCACAAAAGGATGCCGGTGACGATGGGAAAGCCGTTGCCGATGTGAATTTGTTGATTCGGGCCGCCAAATTCGGCCTTTTGGCCGATGACGTGAAGGGTTTTTCCAAGGAACAGTTGGAAAAAGTGGTCCAAACTTTGGAAAAATCCGCTGCGGTAAGGCCGGTTAACCAAGCGGAATCCCAACCAGAACCCGAGGTGGGTAACCAAGATAAAAAAACGTCTGGTCAGGGGGATTCCGCCGCTGAATATAAAGTGGGCCTTGATCCAAACGAGTACGAAGAAGCGCTAATTAATGAGTTCAACACGCTGCATTCGTACTATCGTCAAGCAATTGATGATGTAAAGAGGCAAGTTCAAGAGATTCGCTACGTTATTCAAGGCCATGTGCAAAAAATGGCCGAGGAACGGTTCGATCATATGATTGCATCCTTGGATGAGGGCTATCACGAGATATTGGGAAAGGGAAAATCCCGCCTATTGGATGTAAAAAGTCCCGAGTACCAGAACCGATTAAAGCTAAGCGAGGCCATGAACGCGCTGGCGTCGGGATATGCTAACATGGCGAAGCCCGTACCGCCCGAGGAGGAACTGTTTGACATGGCTCTCCGCATGGTTTTTGGGAAGGAACAGGGCGAAAAAAGTGTGAATAAAGCCCTAAAAAGGCGGGAGGCCATGATTATTAACAAACCCGTCGAGCGGAAGGGGAAACCGGCTGATCCCGTGGCCAGGGCGGTGGCTTCCGTGACTGAAAAATTGCGTGAGTTTGGCGCGATTGCTTAATGTTTTTTTTCATCCTTTGCTTTGAGTACTGCTATATAAGGAGGAGATATTGCTATGTCGTTGACGGCCGAGCAAATTGTTGATCTTCTGACGACGACTCAGAAAGATCTGGGAAGGCTGGAATGGGTTAATCTAACCACGGATTTACAGGAATATGTGGCCCTTCCCAAGATTCTGAAGAAGGAGTCAGTGAAGTTTTCGGGGGGCATTGGAATTCAGTGGAACGTAAAAGTTGCATACACGAATTCGGCCCATAACGTTGGATTATTTGAGGAGGATAGCCTCAAGATCGGGGATGGAATGAAGACGGCTTCCATTCCCTGGCGCCATTGTTCGGCTCATTATGCGTTTGAACGCCGGGAAGTGCTCATGAACCGGGGACCGTATCAGATTGTCGACCTTTATCGGTCCCGGCGGCAGGATGGGCAATTGAGCCTGGCGGAACTGATGGAGCAGAATTTCTGGGGCAAACCGGATGACAGCACCGATGAAATGACTCCCTATGGAGTGGCGTATTGGGTTGTGAAGAATTCCACGGAGGGATTTAACGGAGGGAATCCGTCCGGGTTTAGCGATGGTTGCGGCGGATTGTCATCGGTTACTTATCCCCGGTGGCGGAACTGGACGGCTCAATATGCGGAAATCACCCGGGAGGACCTGGTTCGGAAATGGCGCAAGGCCGCGACATTTACCAAGTTCATTTCGCCCGTGGAGGGACCCAAGGATTACAACCGGGGCGACCGGTATGGCTACTACACGAATTACAACGTGATTGGTCCATTGGAGGAACTCCTGGATGACCGGAATGACAACTTGGGACCCGACCTGGCCACCAATGATGGTAAGGTGCTATTCCGGCGCTTGCCCGTGGTGTGGGTGCCGTATCTGGAATCGGATTCCACCGATCCGATCTATGGCATTAATTGGGGCGTGTTCCAGCCGGTGTTCCTGGATGGCGATTATCTGCATGAGGAAAAGCCGCAGGCAGTCTCCAATTCGCACAACGTGTTTGCGGTTTATATTGACTGCACATTTAACTTCCGTTGCACGGACCGGCGGCGGTTGTTTGTGCTGTATAAATAAGGAGGAATGAGTAATGGCTGGACGGAACTTATTCCAATATAAAAATCAGGCCAGGCAGTACACGCGTTGGGTGTGGTTTAACGAGTCTACGGCAATTAGCGCTGGCTATGGAGTATGCTATGACCGGGATTATGGCACGGCCACGGCGGTTGATCAGGCGCGGGATTCATATGTCAACCTTCCTGACAACACGAATAATAACGGGTTTGCCGGGGTGGTGGCCGAATCCTGGACGGCAAAGAACGATGGGATGGGCGGACAGATGATCCGGATTTATGAGCCGGGCAGTGTTTGCCTCGTGGAATGCGTGGATTCCTCGGCGACCATTGGCGATTACTTGACTTGCATTGCTGGTGGAGCGAACGCGGGGAAATTCACGACCAAGGCCGGTTTTTTGGGGCGTGGGACGGCGCGCGCGCTGCAAACCATTTCGGCGGCCGGTCCCATTTTGGTGGAATTGTTGGATGGGGAGGAATCGGGATTGGTGGAAATCTTGGAGCCCGCCGGTGGCGCGTTTACCGCGATGGTGGGCGGGGTTACCCGGTTTTATCCCGCCAAGACACTGTCCAGTGATATGACATATACAATGCCGGATGGAAAGGTATTTGGTCAGAGAAAGGCATTTTTGTGCGATGCCGCCATCACGACCAAGGATGTCATTATCACGGTAAATGGTGTCCAGGCCAATGATTCCACGGTTTTGCTTACGGCGGCCATGGACGCGGCCGGTGAGGGGATTTATCTCACCTGGTATGGTAATGATTGGAAACTGGATCATGCCATGGGTGGCGTTACCTTGACTGCTCCGTAATAATGTTCTGGGCGGGGGAGGGGTACTTTCTCTCCCCCGCCATATCTTTAATGAGGTTTCAGCATGATTGATTACCTGGAATCATACATCAGGGATATTCTGAAAATCGATACAATTCCGCCGGAGCTGGAGAAGTTATATGATAGGCTTCAGCTTTTTTATAATCGGCTTGGTGGTGGTGTTTTGCCTCCGCAATGTGTGGCCATCGCGGCCCTCATCGCGGAATTACACGGTTACGTTAAATCCGTACCGGAAGAGGCGGATAATCCGAAGGATTCATCGGAAGAAGTTGCCGAAACTGCGGTAAACGATATTTGGCTTGATATGCAACCAGGAACGCCGGTATTAATTCGGACGGATGAAGGAGAATTTGATGGAGTATATTTGCGGATTGCGGAAAATGGGAAGATTAGGATTCGTACCAATGATTCCCCGCCGCGTTACGCGGAATATCCGCATGAATTGGTAACAATTAAAGATGGCTGAATCAACTCTTTCCCTAGATTACACAATGCTGATTAGCATTATAGGCCGGTACCTGGGGTATGGTTCCGACTCCACGCAGTGGACCACTGAGATGTTGGCGGAAATCCACGATGTATTGGATAGTGGAATGAGGCAATTTTATAATCCACCCCCATTGCCGGGTCAGGCTAATGCTCATGTTTGGTCATTTTTGCAACCCGTGGAAACGCTTGAAATAGAGTCCGAGGTTAGCGATTATGATTTGCCCGACAATTATGGCGGAATGATTAGCAAGTTCTCATATGGTCCTAGTGGTGGATTTTTTAAGATCACCATTGTGGGGGAATATGATATCCGGCGATTGCGCCAAACGCAGGCATTGTCAGGCATGCCGCAAAAGGCGGCCGTCGTGCCCGTTATCGAAGAGGCATCTCCCACGAGATATCAGGTACAATTTTGGCCCACTCCAGATAGTGATTACACGCTGTATTACCGGTATCAGGTATTGCAAGACGCGTTGCGAACGAATAATCCATATCCCCTGGGTGGCGCGATTCATGCGGAAACGATTAAGCAATCTTGCTTGGCAATCGCGGAACAACAAAAAAACGAGGAAAGGGGAGTGCAGACACAATTGTTTTATGATCACCTGGCTCGCAGCATTGACATAGATTTAAAAAATTCCACACCCGATTATTTGGGTTATAATAGCAATAGCCGGGTGGATGATGTATTTAGCATTCCACGCCGGTATAACACCAAATTGTTTTATAATGATGAGCAGATTTTATAAACAGGAGGATTGGAAATGGGTGTTCACAATCTGCCGTATGAGTTGCGTTACGCGAAGTTTCCGGAAACCGGAAAGGCATTTAATGTTCCCGGGGTTGGGTATTTGATTGGATGGGGCGATGATGTTCCCGCCGATAGTAGTACAGGCTGGGCTCCGGGCGCCTTGTTCTTTCATACGGATGGTACTCCTCCCGATGGTGTCTGGTATCAGAATCAGGGCAATTCCTCGGCTTCCAATTTTGACGCGATTAACATTACCATTGTGTAATCATGCCTCCACGTAAGGTTACAAACCTCGTATTCCCGCTAGGGGGGTTGGACAGAAGCGTTTCCTACAATCAACAACCCCCCTATACCACTCCCGATTGCCTGAATGTCCGTCCGCGTGATGCATTTAAGCGCCGCATGCGTGGCGGATCCCGTCCAGGATTGG